CGAAATGTCACCCGGCACTGCCAGCAGGTTACATTTCCGCCGGAGTAGCGGCACCACCGCTCGGTAAAGACCTCTGTCCGTCTTGTATTGACATGTCTAAGCTGGACCTGGCGGGGCCTAGGCCCCACCGCACCTCTTTTGACTGAAAAGCCTCTAAGTGCGGCACAGACATGGTTCTAAGTATGTTTCGGGAGTAGGGTTCCGTTGATCCCCGTGATACTTTTTACTACCAGTTAACACCGATCAACGTTCGTGCCAATGGCAACTACTTCGCGTTTCCAAGAAAACAACTTTTCTTACCTCTCTGGCGGCGTCGCCGGCTACAGTAGTTCTACTCTAGTCGACGATGCCACCTACCGCCGGTACCGTGCGGGTCTCACAATCGGGACCTATGAGCACGGTTCCTACACCTACAGCCGCCGATCCATCTTCTACGAGGTAGGTCGGCACTTTTCGGGCGTCACCAAGGCACTTGCTTACAACCATGCCGACGATGACGCCCTCGAAATTGACGCTTCCATACCGATTAATTCCGTGGAAGCGGCTAATTTTGAGGGGTGGGCAAGGAAATATAGTAATTTCTCACCCCAGTGGCACATGATGGACCTGTGTGCTGTCGTCGAGCGTCTCGGTAAGGCCGTCGCTGCTCAAAGTGTCTTTGGCGGAGTAACCACCGCTCACCTTCGTGGCGGGCAGCCTATCCGCGCTGTCGCTCTCGGTACACTTGACAGCCCCCAGACGGCGAGCACGAACAGTGTGTTCATACCGAGGACTGTTGACTCCGTAGGCAATGATAAGGTCTTCTCCGTCCTCGCTGCCGCGGTAAATGGTGAAGGCAGCACCGTTACCACCGACGTCCTGAGACTTGATGCGGCCACTAACAGCCCCATCATGCCCGAGTGTTCCGGCCACGGGCTCGCTAAGGCTTGTGTTGAAGCGCTCCGAGTGCTGGGAGCCAACTTCGAGGCAAGTGGTGCGGGCGACCTCTTCGCTTACGCCCTAACCCGTGGTATACACAGCGGGGTGTCCGTCGTCGCGCACACCGACGAGGGGGGGTGGTTCCGTAACGTCCTAAGGGCGTGTCACTTCCGCCCCCCGTACGGTGGAATCAACCTCGCCAATCGCGACTACCCCTTCTTACCTCCGCTCGCAGCCGAGGATGGAGGCGCGACTTCGGCCTGGGTTGACTCCATCGCCCTGAAAACCGCCGCCCTCGTGGCCCATTGCGATCCCTGTACGCATGCCACGGGCGGCGCTTACCCCACAATCTTCGTCGCTAATGACGGAGCGGTGCAGCCGGTCGGTACACACGAGCCAGCCGGCACTGAACGCGACGCAGCCTCGTTAGGGGGACAAATCGCGGCGGACGTCAGCCGGTTCGCCCCTCTTTACATGAGAGGCTTAGTCAAACTGTTTGGCCTCCGCGCAAACAGTGGGGTGGCAGAATCGCACTTCTCCACTGTTGCAAATGTCACGCTGTCTGGGACTAAAGACAGACACCTCCGCCATAAGACCGTGGCGCCGTACTTCTTTATCGAACCGACGAGTTTGATAGAACACCGTTTCCTGGGCTCGCCTGCCGAGGAGGCCGGTTTCGGAGCTCTCACTTCCCCGGGTGCGGAGACAGAACTGGCCACGTTTGAGAGGGTACGTGAATTGGACCGCGGCAAGCACGCTAACTTCTGCACCATCGCTTTCAAGATGCGGACCGCGCGGACCAGCGGCCTTGTCGCCGCCTACGCAGGCACGCCCGCTGAATTAGCGGGCCTGCGCCTCTACCAATTCGACGAGGCGTCGGTCGTCTTGCCTGGAGATCTGGGACCAACTGCTGGGACCGTTAGCGCTAAGCACGCTAACGCCGACCCCCTCTCCTCCTACCTGTGGAAGCGGGGGCAGTCCCCCATACCGGCGCCAGCGGAGTTCGTCAACATACAAGGATCGTACGCGGCCAAATACCACGTCGTCACTTGGGATGACGACTTCGATGCGACGGTCTCCGACCTGCCCGAGGCGTGGGAACTTGAGAGTCACCCGACAAAGTGGCGGGTCTCCGTCCCTACTGCGATACGGCCGGGCGCGACTAACGCGTCTGACAACGGAGCGCGTCGTGCCCGCTGCCGGGCAGCGATCGCTCTGGCGCAGACTGTCATCCGCAGCCGTGGCCTTGGCGATGCCAACTCACCTTGTATCACGGTGAGTAATACGCCACCATCGTGGGATGACCCAGTCCAGCCGATGGCCCGGAAGGAAGATACGCTGCACCACCCTGGTGTCGGTACGGTATCGTCCTTTGCTGAGGGAAACCCTCCTCCTGCGGTCCCGGCCGCTCTCGGTCCACCGCTCGCTCCCACCCTTACACACCAGCCGTTGCGAGGAGCCCCCCTGCCTCGCCACGGCGGAGGAGTCGTCACCGGCCCTCCACCCACCGCCGCTGTAGATACCCCCGTCGTCGCTCCCTCTGCCCCACCTAGCGTAGACCCACGACCTGATGATGCGGACACGGCCACTGCCGGTCCTGCGCCCAGGATATAATGGGCGATGACGTCATCACTGACCGGGCAAACAAACATGGTTTGCTCGGCCAGTACCTCGTTAGGTGGTTGAGGCCTTACGAGACGGGAACTTTCACTGCTCTGCCCCTGGATGAGCAGATGTCATACATCTACAGACCTTTCTGGGGTAGCACGCGGCCCCCGGCACTCGCGCGTGCAGCATTGTCGTATCTGGGGGCGGATATGCCAATACAAGTCGTTTTGTCCGATAGCGACTTTAAACACATATTGACTTACCTTCCAACGTCGCCTGACCTACCTGCGACGGTGGACGTCCCAGCCTGGGTCTTCACGAAGGCTGGGACCATGCAACACTTCCGACCCAAAGCGCACGCCAAGGCGGTCACTAAGGCAAATATCTTTCTAGATGAGGTCTTACGTGACGCGCGACGTCTCGACGCCAACTTCGTGATGGCGGCGTGGCCCTATCTGGATGATCTGCGTTCGAACGGTATTACCCATGACCAGGCTGTCGCTTTCGTCTTATACGCCTGGGCTCTCAAAGGTAAGACCGTCGACAACTTACGATGGGCGCACTTCTGCTGTTCACAGCGCAAGGAGGCTAAGGAGGTCTCCAATTTCCTGAAGGCCGTGGGGGGTAACGCACACCCTCTGGGAGCGATGATGGTCGAAACCGACACGCTGGCAGGCCGTGGTACCGGGGAGAGCACGCTCCTGGAAGGGGCCATTGAGCGGTGTGATCTCGCCGCCTTGCGGGCTAGCAAGTTAGCTGAGTTCGACGAAAACAGCCTCCGGCGTGCTATCAGACGGATACTGGTCTCAGAGATCAGCCGGAACGATACCGGCGGATACCACCTCGCCTTCCCTGCTCTCTCTGACCACTGGGCGAGTCGCTGGCGCTGGGCCGTCAACGGCTCGCACAGTGCCGAGGTGGATAGGCAGTGCGGCTTCACTCCGCCCCCCCTGCCCGGCGGTCGGAAATACCATCGACGCGCGTGGCTCGAAACGCGCGCTGACGATCCTCGCCCCGGCTGGGACGGAACCACATACGTCAGCGCGTCGGACAAGTTGGAACACGGAAAGACGCGGACAATCTTGGCCTGCGATACGCGCAGTTACCTGGCGTTCGAGCACCTTATGGGAACCGTGGAGAAGGCTTGGCGAGGTACGCGTGTGATTCTCAATCCCGGAAAGGGGGGTCACATCGGAATGGCCAATCGGGTGGAGAGGAATCGTAACCGGTCGGGTGTTTCAATGATGCTCGATTATGATGACTTCAACTCCCACCACTCAAACGAGGCGATGAAGATCCTCGTTGAGGAGACGTGCCAGCTCACGGGCTATCCAGCTGAACTGGCTGCTCCCCTCATCGCCTCCTTCGACAAACAGCGCATCTACGTGGCAGGAAAATATGTCGGCGTCTCTCGTGGGACGCTGATGAGCGGTCACAGGTGCACTACCTACATCAATAGTGTGCTCAACATGGCTTACTTGATGGTCGTCCTGGGCGACGACTTCGTCATGGAGAGACCCACACTGCACGTCGGCGAYGACGTGTTCTTCGGYGTACGCTCCTACAGCGAGGCGTGTTACGTCGCCAGGTCCGTCCTTGCCTCCAGACTGCGCATGAATCGATCCAAGCAGTCTGTGGGGCATGTCGCAACGGAATTCTTGCGTGTCAGCTCTCGCGCCAGGGATTCCTACGGTTATCTGTGTAGGGCTATCAGCTCGTGTGTCTCTGGCAACTGGGTTTCCGATAAGTTGCTTGACCCGTATGAAGCCCTGAACACTATGCTGGGGTCCGCCCGAACCTTAATGAATCGGGCCATCAGTCACGACCTGCCTCTCCTTCTTGCGTCGGCAATCAAACGCACCGTGCGTGCCGACGGCTTGAACGACCGACTGTTGACTGAATTGTTACTTGGGTCCGTCGCTGTCAATAACGGACCACAATTCTCGAGCAGTGGCACCCACCGGATCGTGTGGGTCCAGCCACAGTCGCGGTTGCTCGACCCCCTGGACGTGTCACTACTGCCCCGGGAGTCTACCGCTTCCTACCTGGTGAACTGCGCGCAACCCATCGAAACACAAACACTTGCGCGCGTCGGAATCTCGCCGGTAGGCACCATGTTGGCGTCGAGTTACGCCAAGAGCCTCGACTACGCTAGGACGCAGACCTTTCGGCTGTCGTTCTCAGCGGTACATACATACCGAGCCGTCGGATCCACGACGGCCGAGCTGGCTCTAGCCTCACCCAAACCGCGAGGCATACTCAACCAATACCCCTTGCTGGTGCTGGTCAAGCACCGCCTGCCGGAGAACGTCCTGCGTGAGGTCGTTGCGACAGTAGGCGGCAATGGCCATGCGGAACGTATCGTGGTGGAGGCCTGGGGCGAATACCGCCACGGGTGTATTATAAATTCGGTACTGTCTTTTTCTGATGCAAGCGCACTCGGTAAGCGAGTCAAAGCGTCGGTATTGACATCCGGCCGACACTGCTACGTGTGAGCACCCGCCCACACGGAAGCAGTCTTCTTGTCGGCCCCACAGGGGCCAAAACAC